GACCTGGGCGTATGTACCGCGTGGCTGCTGCGGCAGGCACCAACGACGGCGGCCGTCCGACCTGCTTCATCGCCGACGAGCTGCACGAGTGGACAGGCAACAAGGAGCGCGTCCACCTCGTCCTATCCAACTCGCTCGCCAAGCGCGCAGAGGCTCTTGAGTTGAACATCTCAACCGCAGGCTCTGACGAGAACACGCTGCTCGGACGCCTGCTCGTCTACGCCAAGAAGATCAGCCTCGGCGAAGTGAGCGACCCATCGTTCTTGGCTGAGTGGTGGGCTGCCAAAGACGGTCACGATCTTGAGACCGAAGCAGGGTGGCGTGCAGCTCTGGAAGAGTCCAACCCAAGCGCGCCAGCCTTCGTAGACATTGAACGGCTCATCGCACGCGCCACCGAAATCCCTCGGCACGAGATGATGCGCTACCACCTCAACCTGTTTGTCCAGCCGCCAGACCGATGGATCGGACTTGACCAGTGGATGCGTCTGAAAGACCTTGACCTTGCACCCAAGCCAGGCGCTCGCATCGCAGTGGGCTTTGACGGCTCGTATGCGCGCGACGCCTCGTCGCTCGTGGGCTGCACGCTTGACGGCTACATCTTCCACATCAAGACGTGGGAGCGAAACACCCGCGACCCAGACTGGACCGTGCCACGCGGCGAGGTTGATGCCGTGGTAGATCAGGTGATGAAGACCTACGACGCAACCCTGTTCTGCGATCCTCCTGGCTGGCAGACCGAGATCGAGCAGTGGGTGCAGCGATTCGGAGCGCGAGTCGCCATCTTCCCGACCTCATCGCTTGAGCGGATGGGTCCAGCCTGCGACCGATTCTTCACGGCCGTCGCAACCGGCGAAGGGCTGCGCCACGATGGTGACCCACTAATCGCTCGGCACATTGGCAACGTGCATACTAAGCAGACGCGGTACGGTACGGTCTTGGGCAAGGCATACAAATCAAGCCCAGATAAGATTGACGCAGCAATCGCCTCTGTGGTCGCGTTCCAGGGTGTAAAGTCTCTGCTAGTGGAGCCTGAGCGACGCGCCGAAGTCAAATACATTGAGTTGTAGGGAGACGAATGGGAATCCTTGATCGCGTCCTCGGACGCCAACAGCCACAAGAGGAACGATTCATCGGCGGCCAGTGGGTCACGCAGGAGGCACAGAGCGGCGCAGCCGGCGTGCTAGTGAACCAAGAGAATGCCACGAGCATTGGCGCGGTCTACGCCGCAGTCAAGCTCTACGCCGACACAATCGCTGGACTTCCGTGGGACACCTACATCCGCATTGACGGAACGCGCCGACCTTACCGTCCGCGTCCGCGATGGATGGACTTCCCAATCCCAAACAATCCGAACTTCACTTCGTTTGAGTTCAAGCATCGCGTCGTGACCTCGCTGCTGCTAGACGGCAACGCCTTTGTCCTTTGCTTGCGCGACTCATCCGACAATGTGATTGAGACCCGCGTCCTTGATCCGCAGAAGGTGGAGATCAGGAGCGGCGAGTTCGGCGAGCCGCTCTATCACATCGAGACAACCGAAGGCGCGATCACGCTGACCACTGCAGAGATCATCCACATCCCGCTCTTCGCCACTGGCGAGAACCATCGCGGCTTGTCACCGATTGAGCATCACAAGGTGACGCTCGGACTTGCAAGCGCGACGCAAATCTTCAGCGCGAAGTTCTACGAGAACAACGCAAGCGTTGGCGGTCTGATCAAGGTTCCAGGCGAACTGACGCAGGATCAGGCAGAGGCACTCCGCACTGGCTTCGGTCGCCGACACGGTGGCGTGGACAAGGCGTGGCGCGTGGCCGTCCTCACTGGCGGCGCAGATTATCTGCAACTCGGCGCAAAGATCAGCGACTTGCAGCTCGTGGAGACGATGCACTACGGCGTGGAAGCCATCGCTCGCATCTACGGCGTGCCGCTCCATCTGCTCCAGTACCCAGGCGGCAACACCTCCTACGCCTCGGTCGAGTTGATCGGCATTGAATGGTTGCGCCTCGGACTCGGACCAATGATCGCGCGCCTTGAGGCGTCGTTCCAGCGCATCGTGCCAGGAGCCGAGCAGACCTTCTTGAAGTTCACGCTTGACGGCTTGCTTCGCGCAACGACGCAGGAGCGATACAACGCCTACTCCACCGCACTCAACAACGGCTTCCTGTCCGTGAACGAAGTGCGCGCACTTGAAGATCGCTCGCCGGTGGACGGCGGCGCAGAGTTCTGGAAGCCGCTGAACATCGGCACACTCGGACAAGACGAGCAGATCTGATGTCGTACATCATCACCGACATTGACGGCACGCTGACGACGACAGGCGACAATCCGAACCAGCCATACATTGACTGGCTCAAGAGCCAAGCCAACGACTTTGGCTTTGAGGTCATCGTCGTATCGGCTCGCAACATTGACCGACTTGCTGAGACCGAGCGATGGCTTGAGGACAACCTCGTGCCGTACAAGGAGATCCACCTGCAGGACTTTGGCGAGTCCAACCCAGCCGTGAACGAAGCGTTCAAGGCGTACAAGTATTCCAAGTTGCAGGAAGAGTACGGCGATGAGATCGCCTTCCTCGTAGACAACGACGCCGAGGCGCGCGACGCGGCCGAGGGGATGGGCATTGACGCCTACACGCCAGACGAAGCGATGGGCTTGACCGTGGACGAAGACGACGACAACGAGATGCGCGTGCTGATTGACGTGCCGCAATACATCCAAGAGGCAGCCGAGAAGGGGCTGACCTACGAGCGCAATGGCTACGCCGGTGACGGCTTGACCGACCAGACCGTTGAAGAGGCGCGCCAGCTGCGCGCTGGACAAGTCGAGGATGACAAGGTGACTCGGATGCGCGCGTGGATTCTGCGACACCGTGGCGACTGGGAAGGCGTACCGCGCAACAGCAACTCAGACGACCCAGACTTCCCAGGACCAGGCGCGGTGGCCGCGTACCTGTGGGGCGTTGATCCCACAGCAGAAAACGGCGCAGATCGCGTCCTAGAATGGGCGGACGGCGTTCTCGCGCCGATTGAAACCGAAGAGAGGTTTGACGTGAAAGAACTTGAAACGCGCGCGCTGCCGATGGGCGAGTTCACCGTCACCGAAGGCGAGGATGGACAGAAGACATTTACCGGCTACGCGGCGCTCTTTGGCGCACCGTCGTCAGGACTGCCGTTCACCGAAGTGATTGCGCCAGGCGCGTTCCGACGCACGCTAAGCCGCGTCGCTGACGGCAAGAAGATTGTCTCCTTCCTCTTTGGACACGACGAGACGCGCGCACTCGCTACGACCGCAAGCGGCCGTCTTGCACTTACCGAAGACGAGCGCGGCTTGAAGGTTGAGGCTCGCCTTGATCCAGCCGATCCAGACGCCGCTGGCGTGATCAGCAAGTTGACGCACGAGGCTGCGGCGATGGGAATGTCATTCGGCTTCACGATCCCAAAGAATGGCGATCAGTGGGACGAGGACACGCGCACGTTGCGCGAAGTGAATCTTTTTGAGGTGAGCGTCCTCTCCGCAGGACAGACTCCCGCATACCCAGCGACGCTGGGTCTTACCTCCGTTCGCAAGGTCGCGTCCCGAATGGGCGTTGACGGCGACCGGCTTATCTCAGCCATCGAGTCCTTGAAGTCGGCGCAACCGCTGACCGAACAGGACGTCGAGGTGATCGAGACCGTCACGGAGAAGTTGGCTCCGAAGCGCACAGGGGTGGACGCATCCATCGCTCGCGCCAAGTTGCTGCTCGCCGAGATGGAATCGGAATCGCTCTAACAGCCACGAGGTCGCGCCCCACCGCGCTAGTACGCGAGTCCGCGCAAGACCATCCCGCTCGGTGAGCCGCACCATTGTGGAAATCAAATCAAGACAAGGAGACAGAAATGTCAGACGTTAGGAAGCTACACGAGAAGCGTGCTTCCCTCTTGACCGAGGCTCAGTCCATCGTGACCGACCTTGCCGAGAAGGGCGAAGCGCTTGAGGGCGAGTCACAGGCTCGCTTTGAGAAGCTCACTTCAGAGGCTGCAACGGTTGCGGCCGCGATTCGTTCGGAGAAGGAAGCCAGTGAAGCACGCAGCGCTGCTGATGCAGTTCGCGCTGAGTACGCAACGGCGATCGCTCCAAAGGTTGAGAAGAGCGAAGGCTCAAACGACGAACTCCGCGCACTTGCTCGCTTGGGCGGGTCGCAGACGTTCGAGTACCGCGATGTCTCGCGCAGCACTGGCCTGGGCAACCCAGTCACCATCGCTGACCGCGTGAACGTAGTTGCGGCACAGTTCAACCCATTCATTGACCCAGCGATCGTCACGGTCGTTCGCACAAGCACCGGCAACAACATCCAGTTCCCACGCGTCACGGCGCTTGGAACCGCTGGTTCAGTTGCTGAGGCTGGCACGATTGGTGAGTCGGACGGAACGCTCAGCGCGCTGTCCCTCACGCCAGTCAAGTACGCGACCATCATTCAGGTCACCGAAGAGCTTGCCGAAGACGCAGCCTTTGACCTGAGCGCGATGATCGCCGAGAAGTGCGGCGCGGAAGTCGCAGTTGCTCACGGTGCCTTCGCTGGTACCGCTGTTGCCGCTGCTGCCAACGTCGGCGCAACTGGCTCAGGCACCGTTTCAGTGAACCCAACCTTCACCGACCTTGCGAAGCTGAAGGCGTCTGTGAACCAGGCGTACCGACGCGCACCAAAGGCTGGTTGGTTGATGAACGACACAACGCTCGGCGTTGTGACTGGTCTCGTGGATACGGCTGGACAGCCAATCTTCCGACCAGGTGACTCGAATGCGCCAGATCGACTCCTCGGAGCGCCGATCTACAGCGCAGCGCTTATTGACCTGACCGACAACACCGCAGGCGCAATCCTGTTCGGTGACCTCGGACAGATTTACACGGCTCTCGTTGGCGGAGTCCGCGTTGAAGTTTCCCGCGAGTTTGCGTGGAACCTCGGCCTGATCTCCTACAAGGTGGAAGTCCGTGGCGCGACAGGCCTTGCTCAGGCAAGCGCCGTCAAGTCGTACCAGTCAGCCAACGTTTCCTAATCAGTAGGCGACTAGGTTGAGCGGCGGGGTGCTGGGCTTCGGCTCGGCACCCCGATCGCATTAGAGGGAGGGCAGAATGAACATCTGGCACAAGATCAAGAAACTGGCTGCGAAGGGTGCGCCTAGAATCAACGCAGAGGAACCTACGAGCCACGTAGAGCGCGCCATTGTGGTCAGGTGGGGCAATACAGCCACCACCAAGCGAACGCCTGTCAAATGGCGGGAAAAGGGAGAAGACGAGTGACTCAGTATCTTGCGTCTAGGCAGATGAGCGTGGGGACTGCGGCTGCCAGCGTTGTCGAGGCTCGCGTTGCCGGCACCGAGGTTCACCTTCACGCACTTGCTGGCAACTCAAAGGACGTGTTGGTTGGCGCTTCAGACGTGACGCTTGCCAATGGCTTTGTGCTACGCAAAGGCGAACACGTGCAAATCCGGCTGATGGAGCGGCAGACGCTCTATGCTATCGCCGAGAACGATGGTCAAATCCTGACCGTCCTGTCAGTCGGAGGCATCTAAATGTCATACGCATCACTCGCAGAGTTCAAGAGCGCAATCGGAATCGGCACTGCCGATACGACGGATGACGGCGCGCTTCAGTCCGTACTCGATGCAACCGACGCGTTGATTGACCTGTACACCGACCGCAAGAACGGATTCGGCACCGCGACCGAGACTCGCTACTACACGGCAACGGACTACCAGTACGTCCTCGTGGACGACCTCGTGAGCGTCACGACGCTGACGACAGACGACGATGCGAACGGCACCTACGAGACAACGTGGACCGCAGGCACCGACTACAACCTCGCGCCAGGCAACGCAGCTCTAGACGGCTGGCCGTATAACGAGATTGACGTGTCGGTGACGTGGCCGCGCAACTTCCCGCGCGACGTCTATCGCGGCGTCAAGGTGGTCGGCGTCTTCGGATGGCCGTCCGTGCCAAGCGCCGTCAAGCAAGCCGCAATCATTCAAGCCGGCGCAGTCTGGTCCTCGCGCACCTCGCCGTTCGGCGTGATCGGCTCGCAAGACCTCGGCGGCATCCTTCGCCAGTCGCGTGCGCTTCACCCTGAAGCGCAAGTGCTGCTTGAGGCATACCGACGACGTGAAGGTCTGGCTCGATGAGCTTTGACGACCGAACGATCATCGGTGGACTCGCCGCGCACTTGACGGCGAAGACGCCACCAACTGGCTACGTGCTTCGCACCGTTCACGCATTCCCACCTGACAATCTTGCAGTCGTCCCAGCGGCGGTGATCATCCCAGGCGATGACTCCATCGGTTACGGCGCAAGCAATCGGCAGATCGCGCTGACGCTGAACGTGGTCATCTACATCCAGCCGCAGGCTGACCTCGGCCGCAAGTATTCAGACCTGATGACGTGGCGCACTTGGCTGCGCGACAGCCTGATTGACGGCGTGACGCTGAACGGCACGGACGCCGTGGCGCAGGCAAGCGTGACCTCCACCAACATCGGCACCGACACGTGGGGCGACCAGGACTTCCTGACGATCACCGCGACGGTTGAAGTCTCAAGCGTGGAGGCAATCGCAACCAGTGCCTGACCTAAAGAAGCCTCTGAGCTATCCAGTCATCAGCCACATTGACGTGCAGTTCGTGCCAGGCTCAATCCCACAGGGAGAGTTCGTGGCTGGTCTGCCTGCCGACGGTAGTATCATCAGCGCACCTGTGGTTCAGGCAGAGGCT